ATTTGAAGCCTGGCCTTCGGATACCCATGCCAGCTTTCTTAGCATATGTGCGACGTGGCGATGCCAGTCTGCGTCAACGTCTTGCATGTCAACATTAGTGACACTCGCCCAAACTTGGAAGTTTTCTTCGTAAAACAAATCCAAACTTACAAAATGACAAGACCTAGAACGGTCTCGAATTGCTTTGGACTCAAAAAAATCAACTACATTACTCATGTCATGGCTCCTTTGATACGTTAAGGCAGGCGGGTGATTGTTACACCGTCGCCTGCCCTGTTGTTATACATCATCTTTCGGATTTGTCCAAGTGCTAATTTGCTTAGATAAGCATTACCGGAGCAAATGGAATTTCATCAGACCCTACCCCGTCAGCATATCCGCCGCCGCTTGGTTGCCCGCCCGATCCATAGCCGCCCTGGTCGCTGGACTGCCCGCCGCCCTCGGCCTTGCTTTGCAGCGTCACGTCATTGACGTTAACCGTCAGGTAGGTCTTGCCCTCGTGTTCGCGCTTGGACAACTCGCCGGAAACGGTGATCTTGCCGCCCTTCTGGATGTACTGCGCAACCTTTTCTCCGCGCTGGCCGAACCAATTGCAGTCAAACCAGATTGTCGTTTTCTTGTCGCCCCATCCGTCGTCTACTGCGACAGGCCAGCCCGTGACTTTGCTTTGACCTGCTTGGCGCACTTCTGCGTTCTTGCCGATGTTGCCTGCGATAACTATACTTTTCATCGTGCTGCCTCCTCATACATTTCGACCATTACATCCTCATGGGACACGTCGTCGCGGTTACGTTTAGCGCGGGCAATGACAAGGTTAAATGCCCTGAGATCGTGGCCGTTGCCTTTAATTTCGGCATTGAGTTCTTTGATGTTGTCGGCGGCGTCCTGCTTTTCAGCCTCAAGGCGCTGTCGGCGTTCGATGTATTGCTTGATCTCGGTCATTGTGTTGTCTCCTGTGTGGTGCGTGGTGATTTTTGAATCATGTAATTCCAGATGCGATACCCGCGAAAATCGTAGTTTTCCGTCGGGCGCTGGCACAAGGCACCGCGAACAGACGCGACACTGAACGCCGCACGCATGATGTATTCAGAGCATAGGCCAGATGGGCCGCGATAGTAGATCACGTTTGTGCCAGGCTTGGCGGCTTGCATTCCCCTGATAATATCGGGGCCTGCTTCTTTTTTCGAGTCTGTGACTTTGATTAGCTTATCCATACTGTAGTCCTTCATGGGCTCTGTTGGTTGTAAACGCGATTGCGTTCCAGTCGATGCACGCAACACATTCAATTGCGGCAACTTCCGCACTTATATCATAATGCGCCACCCGTGCAAGCGAAGATGTTACCGTTGTGTGGTCCCTGCGAATGACGCGCCCGATTTGCGATTTGGACTCGTCCGTCCACTTGTCGGCAATGAAGCAATACACCTGGCGCGGTCGCACATCTTCGGGCAGGCGTGAGTAACCCTGCATAGCCTCTACGGTTGTCCCGTAGTAATCGGCTGTTGCTCCTGCGATGTCTTGGAGGTTCATTTGCCCTCTCCCATAATATTGTGGTCTGTAATCCAGCGCGGCGATAGGAGGACGTTCCACGGCAAACCTTCTGATTTAATAATGTCCATAACGTCGCTGGCGTGCATCCCCGCAAGCCTACAACCAATTGGCGTCAAATTAAACCACATCCCGCATCCGTCTGTTGATGCGAACAGCAGAAACTTGCGAATTGATTTCCACACTTCGTCTTCTGAGCGGGTGCGCAAGTTCATGTCTTTAGTGGGGATGGCGTAAGCGTGGCCTGTCATACCCTCACCAACACCGCGCTCTGCGCCGTATTCTTTCGCTGCAAATAACGCCGCGCCTTTTCCATGACGGCCCGCAAGGTTTGATTCAAATACAAAAACAGGTCTATTCATTTGCCATCTCCTACCTTGGGGAATGCTTTGCCTTTGTTAAACTCTGCCATGATAGCGTCGGCCCGTGCCTTCATATCCGCGTCAGGTGCAACTCGCTCGGCTACCTGCGCAGTGATCCGGCCCGCCGTTGGCATATTTAATCCAGCCTCGGCATTGCGCACGAACTTCATCTCAACCAGCACGCGCTCCACGATGTCGCCTTCAACAGGACGGCCCCGGCGTTTGGGGTTGTCGGATGACTTCCACCACCGGACGGCCCGATCAATCGCCCACTTCGGCAGGCCCTCAAACGCATATGACCAATCCTCGGCTTCCATCTTGCGGATACCTTGCGGCGTGTCCTTCTCAAAATACGGGTTCAGCAAAGAAGCAATCCGCGCCATGATCCACACCGGATCCGCAGGAGCTTTGAGAACAGGTATCAACTCAGCGGCCCTCGTTCTGGCGTCGTTGCATGTCAGCAGCGACGGAAGCAAATGCGTCAGCCGTTCCGCTACCAATGCCATGTCCGGTTCGCGCGTTTGGTTCTGTGCCGTTTGAATTGCGTGGGTCATAGTTGCCCTCCATGAGCTTTGTGAAATTTGATGCGTTTGTTAGAAAGTCAAAACTGGCCCTGAAAGTCCTGCTTGTCTGGCCAGTCAAGAACGGCGAAGCCTCTGCTTTGGAAAGCGCAACATTCCAGCCCTCCGATCCACCCGCCTCCTTGAGCCTTGCTGAAATTGCTGCGCGACGGGCCGGGGATAGCTTCTGCACTACAGGCCAGCCAACCCGCGATGCCGTGACGTTGTAGGCTGAGACAGCAATAGCAACATCATCAATCGCAGGGGGCGAAACTGACAAGGATACGTTAGTATCCTCTTTCTTGTATGGTTCTGGTTCTGGTTCTGGTTGCTTGGGCTTTGCTTGAGCATTGCTAGAAGATGAATCGTTTGTATTCAATGCCTTAGCTTTTCCGCCCTTTGATCCAGCAGAAACGCGCTTTTGATGCGCGTCGTTAGATGATGTAAAAACGCGTGTCAGTTTAGCATTGCTAACCCGCCCATTTTCGCGCGTGCAAAACTCATCAATGACAATTAAAACCACGTCGTCAAACGTAGATTGGTCAACACGCATTCGGCGCATGATCCACTTGTCGTCGTCTGGCAAGCTGCATCCCGGCGTCATCCACATGAGGCGCAAAAGACGATTATACGCCCCGTCTTCGGCAAGCGTCAGGTGCGACGTTTTGGCTTCAAAGTCGGTCGGAAACATTGGGAAGTAAGGTAAACTCATTGCTTTGACCTTGCGATAGCTTTGCGGTTGACCCAGCCCCAAACCGAACGTGACGGCTTCTTTGGCGCTCTGTGCATACCCTCTGGCGTATGCCCGAATTTCTCGCAGAATTGGTGCCACGCCCATCCGTCGCTATATCCGCGCGCGTTTCCAATATGCACAAGACCCGACATAAATTCTTGCATTTCAAAGTCAGTTGGCGGCGCTATTGGCTCCTTAAACTCTTTAGCTACCTCAGACGCAGAAACAGGTTCGTTCTGGATATCATCCATTGCCCGCCACGCTTGCGCGTTTGTCATACCATCCTTAATGATTTTACCAGCCGATGTGATGCACCAGCCATTTTCTGTTTGAATAATTTTCGGCACGTTCGCCCCTTAATTTCGGGCAGGTCTTGCTTGTGGTACGGTTGTGTTGTACCAATGACCTGCGACTTCGACACTCGCACTTTACCGCAGAAGCGATGAACAGGCAAGCCCTAGCAGATTAACGCTAGGGCTTGTTTGTCAAGGCGCGGGCTGCTCAATGCGAAACACGATCCGCCCTTTTGGGTGCTTGCCCGCCCATTGCGTAGGATAATCAACGCGGAAGTGTTTGTCGTCGCATCCCATCGCATCCGCTATTCCGTCAATGTATGCCTTAATAGACGACGGTACGTTGTGGATGTCCCCCCTGTATGCCTTGGGGTAGTATTCAACGAATATGGTTGCGTTTGGTATTTTCGGCAATTTGGCTTCAAGACCCACACCCCAAGCATAGGCGCGCGCGGTTTTTGTCAGCCGATCCTTTTTGTGGTGCGTTTTGCTGCGGGCGTTGCTTTGCAGGCCCCTGTCAGGCCATGGAAATGACAGTTCAATCATTGATTGTCTCCGTTTTCGTCTCGTCGCGCTTTCTGCGGTGCTTTCCATTTGGTCAAAGGTCCATCCCCTCTTGAGTTGGTGGCGTTGGCGGGGCTACGAATAGGTCGGGCTGGTCATATGCCGCTTGAACGCGCTTGCAGGCAATCTCAAAATAGTCTGGGTCAAGTTCAATGCCAATGCCCTTGCGGCCCAGCTTGGCGCACGCAACTAGGGTTGTGCCGCTGCCCATGAAGGGGTCTAGGATTGTTTCGGCGGTGTCTGGCAAGTGGCCTATGCACCATTCCATTAGGGGGACGGGCTTCTGAGTAGGGTGAACAATATTTTTTGAATCCGCTTGCTTTGATAAGTCTCTAAAGCAGTAAACCCCGTGGCCTGTTGATAAATAGGCTATTTCTGCATCAGACAAAAAAGAACCAAAACCACCATCGTACCTTTTAACCCATACTAGCGCAGACCCTTTGACAAGTTTGTCAGGGTAGTGATTAAAGCCAAATATTATTTGAGTTTTGCCAATAGACAAAAGCCAGCTTGGGTCAAACGGCTTTGCGTCGTTTATAATTTTAGTGTTGTAGCTTCTTGTTTTGCCCGCCCTTCCCGTTCCGTTCTTGCCCCGAGTAACCTTGCCTGTCCAGTTCATCCCATACGGCGGATCTGTCAGGCAGGCGTCCACCTTCCCAAGCGCGGGCATTACGGCCAAGCAATCACCGAGATACAGCGTGCAATCGCCTATAACTTCCTTGCGCGTCCATTTAGCCATTGTGCGGTTCCTTCACTTGATAGGTTTTGCATTTAGTGTTTTTAAGCGGAAATGACTTAAGCCACATCATGCTTGGGCGGCGCTTGCAGTCTGCATAATCAAATTGACGATATTCACAGCCCTCGCTTTCTATTGTAAAATGTATGCAATCTACGCACTTCTGGTTTGTTTGGGTCATGTCTTGTGCTTTGATAAGTTGTTGTGCGGTTGATCTGTCAAGTAATCCTTGACAGTTCGTTGTTGAAATACAGCCTTGGCGAGGGTGAGTTGATTTAACAATTTGCATATGTCAGATTTCGCGGGTGTTTCTGATTTAACTGTCATAGATTGTTATTTGGTGTGGCAAACGGCGCAACCATTGAGGGCAGGGCGGCTATGATGGCGTCGGCGGCGCGGTCAAGCTGTCCTCCGTTGTCACCGTCATGGCAATTGTACCAAAGGATATTTTCAATGCGGTCCCTCATTTTTTCACCTTATACGTTGCAATAAACGCCTTGATCTTCTCGCGCATTTCGTGGCGCAACTGCCGCCCGCCTTCAAGCTGGCCGATCAGGTTCGCATCGCCCACGGCGTTTTTGCCAAACATTGTTTTTGCCATGCCGGTTCGCGTGCGGAATCGCGCAATCTGGTCTAGGACTTTTTGTTCTGCGGGGTTTACCATTCGCATTTGGTCTTCCTTTTGTGCGGTTGTTTTGGGTTGGCCGTGGTTGGTAAAGACGCATCGGTGCTTTGGCATGGTGGAGCAGGTCCAATGGTTCCCTGCGCCGTCAGTAAGCCTGATGTAGGGGCCACCGCCCTTTATATGCGCATCATTTCCCTTGTTTACAAAATACCCAAACCTTCTTGGGTCCGCCTTACTAGATTTCATGTTTTCAATTTTGTCGCCTACGTTCATGTTTACGGTACCCTTGCTGGTTTTATCATGTGCCCACCTTCGGATATTGCCGCTGGATTGTCAACGTGATAATTCTGCATTGTCCGAAAATAACGCTTGCCATGTGAGATTGCCTGTTGTATGGTGGTGACACTAGAGGACGACAGGGCAGAACCTCACACGGCCAATAAAGGGGCCACATACAGGGAGAACACCATGCGCCGCGATACTTAAATGCGGCTAGCAATTATTCGGCACAATCGCCGCCAACAACACCAACGCAATTAACGGAGACGACCATGACAAAAGATTACACAACAATCGCCGAGGCTCTTGAGGCCATTCAATCCCTTGTACCTCTGATGGTGGAAAAAGGGATGGTTACGCCGTCAACTTATGTTCGCTTTTCAGATTCTTACAGGGCTGAGGTTTGGATTTGCAGCAACAGTAGGTCAGGCACTCAACTAGGTAGTTGTGGAACCGAAATAGTTAATGCCAAAACAATCCGCGAAGCCGTAGACAAAGCCCGCGCTGCAATCATGGCCCTCAAAGACCCTGAGATTGAAGCCATCGCCCGCTATCAGCGCAAGATTGCCACCGCCGTAGACGAAGGCCGCGCAGACGGTATCCCCGAAGAATACACCAACCCGGTGTCGGCAGTTATTCACACGATCCACGAGAACCTGTTAGAGGTGACAAAATGACCGACGCAGAATACGGCGCACAACGCCTCCAATGGGCCAACGACGACGAGGGCGCACGCGACGGGCGCAACAACCTGCATTTCCCCGACTTTGACGAACACGCCGAGGCATACGCCGACGACCGCCGCACAAGCCGCGTTTGGACTGACGGTGTGACAGTTATCCCCGCAGAAACAAAGGAAGCAACATGACCGACCTCCCAAAATATCACAGATTCCCGCCATTGACGCCACACAAGCCAACGCCGACAATCCCGCAGATGGAGGACCGGCACGAGCGCCAGATATTCACACACAAGGCCGAGCGCGTGGTCAATCAAGTCTTGGCGTTTGCCTTGACCGTCCTGGCCGTCGTATTTGTTGGCGGGCTGATGTATAAAACTTTTGTGTGGGGGTATTAAAATGACTGATACGAGCATAATTGGCGCACAACTGTACTACGTCGAACGTGACAACCTGCGCTATATCACAGCACACGCACCGACCGACAACGGAGGCGGAACTATTTTGGAAACTTGGGTTCCTGTCGCCGAACGTGACGCGCTACGGGGCGATAACCGCATTCTACGCACTGAAAAACACGCGGATGCTGAAGCGATTGCCACGCGGCGGGACATCAATGCAGAGAATGACCGGCTGACGAGGCGGGGGATGAAAAAATTTACAACAATAAAAGGCGGCAAACCCGCCATTGCCCACGCCGCAGATATGTGCGAGGCTGTAAAATCTGCTGTTTATGACTTTGCAGACAAGGTTCCTCTTGCCACTGCAATTGGAGTTTTGGCAATAGCGCAACGCGAAATCCTAGATGAACAAGAATAAGGAGGCAAAATGATACTTGGATACATACTTATCTGCGGATTCGGTCCACTTGAGCCGGGATCAATCGAGGGCTGCAAGGTCTACACGATACCGTTTTACAACGCGGTGACTTGCGAAAACGAGCGTGCGGGCTTCTTGGCAAACCCTGACCTGCGCGACGGCCACTACATAGACGACTCTGGCTGCATTGTGATTGGTACGGGGGTATGAACACACGCTCAGAAATACTCGCGGAGGCCGAGGCGCTAATCAACGGCGACCGTGAGAAGGACTACGGCACCCCGCAAGAGTCGTTTGGCTGTATTGCAAAGATGTGGACGGCATACCTTGGAAACCCTGTTACCGCATCGGACGTTTGCAACATGATGGTGCTGTTAAAGGTGGCACGTCTACGCACCGGCCCGCACCGCGATAGCAATGTTGACGGCGCTGGATACATGGCCCTTGGGGCGGAGATGAGTGGGGGTTAATGAGACTTGTCATCCTGGAAAGCCCCTACGCGGGCGACGTTGAGGCAAACATCGACTACGCGCGACTGTGCGTTCGTGACAGCCTAATGCGTGGGGAGGCACCGATTGCGTCGCACTTGCTTTACACGCAGCCCGGCATTCTTGACGATACCGACCCCGAAGAAAGGCAATGGGGGATTGAGGCGGGGCTTGCCTGGAAGGGCGTTGCGGATGCAAGCGTCATTTACATGGATAAGGGCATCACGGAGGGGATGAGATACGGCATTATAACGGCGCAATGGGCCGGTGTCCCTGTCGAATACCGCCGCATCGAAAACCCTTAACAATCAACCCACTGCGTGATACGCATAGCCAACGCAAGCCGATTGCCTTTCTTTTTGTAAATGCAACCGCATTGTCTTGCACTAAATTGGAAGGTTAACCATGCCAAATCCACCAATGTCAGACCAATTAGCAATAGAAGCAATAGAGGCGCTGGACCGCCACGATGGCAGGGCTTTTCTGGCCGCAAAGGCATTAGGCGTAAACGTTGAAACATTCCGCAGCCGCATTAAGAAAGCCAAGGAACGCGGGCTGCACCTATCGGACGGCGCGCAACGGGCGATGAACGACGCGGGCCTGACTGGATCGGAAGCCAAGGGCGGATGGATACACAACTATAACGAGGCGGGCAACAAGGTCGGCACAACGCGCTGGTCCGCGCCGGTTGATGAGGCCGAAACCAACAAATTTCTGGACACGATACGCGGCGCGATTGACGACCTGCAAACAATAGACGCACCGGAATACGAAATACGGGAACGACCTGATGGCGAATGCTTGCTGGTCATTGATCTGTCTGACATTCACGTAGGCAAGCTGTGCGTCGAAACAGAGACGGGCTACACCTACAGCCGCGAGATTGCCGTGCAGCGCATGGTTGAAGGCACGCGCGAGTTAATCCGCAAGGCGTCGGGCATGGGGGTGGGGCGCATCTTGTTTGTTCTGGGCAATGACATCCTGCACGTTGACGGGCCTCGCTCAACGACGACAAGCGGCACGTATCAGGACGGCCACGGCACCATTCACCAGATGTACCGGGACGCAATGGCGGGATATGTGAAGTGCATTGAATTGGCACGCCTCACAGCGCCAGTGGACTTGATATTCGTGCCGTCAAATCACGACTGGCTTATGGGCTGGTGTTTGGCCCGCGAGGTTGGCGCATGGTTTCGCAACGCGCCTGACGTCACCGCGACTGATTACAATCTGTCAGAAAATCACCGCAAGTATTATCGCTTTCAAGACAACCTGATCGGCATAACGCACGGCGACGGGGCAAAGGAATCCGACCTCTACCCGCTAATGATGACGGAGGCGCGGGCGCACATTTCAGAATGCCCGCATAAATATATCTACGTCCACCACCTACACCACAAAATCCGCAAGCAAGCGGGCGTGTTGTCTCACAAGCGCGAAAAAGACCATATCGGAATGACAATGATGCACAACGCCGTGCGCTCAATGGAGGGGGATAATGTGCAAATTGAGTATGTCCGCTCACCAAGCCCGCCAGACGGCTGGCATGATCGCAACGGATATATCAACCGGCAAGCTGTTGAGTGTTTCGTACACCACCCATACGACGGGCAGGACGGGCGTTTTACGGTTTGGTTTTAGCGGCAATAGCGGGTAATTGTAGGTTATAGAAACACACCAACCAACCAAAGGACACCGAAATGAAACCGACTAACGCCATTATACAGAACAAGAACCTATTG